AGCGGCCGGCGGCGGGGAGGAGCGCCCGCGGGGCCGGGGAGATGGGAGGCGGCGAGGCAAATGAGACCGGGCGCGGGGAGGGGCGAGCCCGCGGCCGGCCCCCCGGCCCGCGAGCTCGCCCCTCCCCGCGCCCCCTCCTCCCCTTCCCCTCCCTCGGCTCTGCCCCCCGCCGCCGGCCCGCCGGCCCACCCCCCGCTCCCTCCTCCTCCGCGGCGGCGGCAGCGGGGGGAAGGGAGGGAGGGAGGAAAGAGGGGCGGGCCGGGGCCGCCCGCCCGGCCGGCCGGGCCAACGCGTGCGGGGCGGGGGCGGGCCGGGGAGGGGCGGCGCGGCCCGGCCGCGCGGGGGGCCCCGGCGGGCCGGGGGCGCGCGGCCATGATTTTATTGTAATGAGCCCGGGCGGCCGCGCCCATTACAATCGGGCCGGCGCCGGCCCGCCCCGCGGGGGCGGGCGCGCCGCCCCCCGCGCACCTGGGCCGCCGGGCGCGGGCCGGGCGGGCCGGCCCGCCCTCGCACCTGGGCGGGCCCGCCGAGGGTCTATAAGGCGCGCACCGTCGCCGCCGACTGTACCCCCGCCTGCACCCGGCCGCTCCGCCTGCACCCGGACGCAGCTACAGCAGCCCCGGCAGCCTCGGCAGCCACAGCAGCCCCGGCAGCCTCGGCAGCCACAGCCGCCTCGGCAGCCACAGCCACAGCCGCGGAGGGAGAGGAGGAGGAGGAGGCGCCGCCGGAGGAGCGCGAGCGAGAGGGGCGAGAGACCGAGGGCGAGGGAGCCCGGAGAGCCCGCCGCCGGAGGAGCCCGCGGGGAAGCGGGGCCGGCGGGGAGGAGAGGCCCGGCCGGGACGGAAGGCGGAGGAGCCGGAGCGCGAGCGAGAGCGAGCGCGAGGGGAGCGGGAGAAGGAGGAGAAGGCGCGGGAGAAGGAGGAGGAGAAGGCGCGCCCGGGCGCGGAGAGAGGAGACCGCGGAGCGCCGCCGCCGCCGCCGACCCCCCGGAGCCCCGAGCGAGGTGAGAGTCGCGCCGGCGTCTCTGCCGCCGCCGCGGCGCGGCCCCAGCCGCCCCCCGGCGCGCGCGGCAGCGAGGTCGCTCGGGGGGCCGCTGTTGCCGCCGCGGCCGCGGTCCGCTCCCTCTCCCGCGCGGTCGCGGCGCGCCCGGGTCGGGCGCCCCCTGGCGGCCCCGCGCGGGGCCGCGCGTCCGGCCGACCGACCCGCGCCCCCCGTCGTCCTCCCCAGGAGACCGCCGCCGCCGCCGGCCGCCGCCGCCATGTCGTCGCCCGGCGGGCCCGGGCTCGAGCTGGCCGCGCTCGACCTGTACGACCTCATCGAGTCCGCGGACCTCGGCCCAGAGGCGGGCGCGGGCCCGGCCCCGCGCGGCGCGGCGCGCCGGTCCGAGGCGCGCGAGCGCCGGCGCGCCGCCCGCGCCGAGCTGGCGGCGCTGTGGCGGATGGTGGGCGGGGAGGCCGCCGAGGACGCCGAGAGCGGCAGCGGCAGCGGCAGCGAGAGCGAGAGCGAGAGCGGCAGCGGCAGCGAGAGCGAGAGCGAGAGCGAGAGCGGCGGCGAGGCCGGGGACGCCGGGAGCGAGGCCGGGGCCGGGGACGAGGCCCCGGCCGCCGCGAGCGAGGAGGGGCCCGAGGACGCCGAGGGCGAGGACGAGAGCGAGGCCGGGACCGGGGCCGAGGCCGAGACCGAGACCGGGGCCAAGGCCGCCCCGGCGGCCGCGGCGGCCGCCGAGAGCGAGAGCGAGGACGAGGATGAGGACGAGGACGGGGCCGCGGAGGCGGCCGTCGTGGCCGCCGCCATCGAGGCCGAGGCCGCCGAGGCCGGGACTGGGGCCGGGGCCGAGGCCGGGACTGAGGCTGCCGAGGCCGGGACTGAAGTCGGGACTGGGGCCGTCGGCGCTGGGGCCGAAGTCAGGACTGGGGCCGTCGGGGCCGGGACTGAAGTCGGGACTGGGGCCGCCGAGGCCGGGGCCGAGACTGAGACCGAGCCCGAGCCCGACGCCGGGGCCGAGGCCGGGGGGGCCGAGACCGGGGCCGAGACCGGGGCCGGGGCCGAGGCCGGGGCCGGGGCCGAGGCCGGGGGGGCCGAGACCGGGGCCGAGACCGGAGCCGGGGCCGAGACCGGGGCCGGGGCCGAGACCGGGGCCGGGGCCGAGACCGGGGCCGGGGCCGAGACCGGGGCCGGGGCCGAGACCGGGGCCGGGGCCGAGACCGGGGCCGGGGCCGAGACCGGGGCCGGCCGCGGGCAGACGCCCTCGCCGCGGCGCCCGCGCGGCCGCGCCACCGGCGCCCGCGCCGGCTACGCCGCGGCGCCGCGCGACGGGCCGCCGCCGCTCGAGGGCCCGCTGCTGACGCCCTCCGGCGAGGCCTGGCCCGGCAGCGCGCCGCCGCCGCCCGGCCGCGTGCGCTTCGGCGGCACGGGCGACACCCGCGAGGGCCTCTGGGACTGCCCCGAGATCCGCGCGGCCGCCGCGCGGTACGCGGGCGCCGCGGGGCCCGCGACCGTCTTCGTGCCGGAGATGGGGGACTCGGAGAAGCAGTACGCGGCGCTGGTGGACCTGGTGTACGCGCGCCGCGACGCCATGGCCTGGCTGCAGTGCGCGAAGCTCGCGGGCCCGGACCTGCAGCTGGCGCGCCTGCTGCAGCGGCGCGTGCAGGGCTGCCGCGGGCACAGCTCCTTCATCACCGGCGGCGTGACGGCACCGCTGCCGCCGGTCGGGGACGCCATGGCCGCGCAGAACGCGCTCTGGGCGCTGCCGCACGTGGCGGCCTGCGTGGCCATGAGCCGCCGCTACGACTGCGACCAGAAGCTCTTCCTGCTGCAGAGCCTGCGGCGCGCCTACGCGCCCATGGCCTACCCGGAGGCGGCCGCCGCCGGCGGCGGCGCCCGCGCCGCGCTCGCCGAGCTGCGCGCCGTGCTCGCGGGCCGCGCGGCGCCCGCGCCGCTGGCGCCCGCGCCCGCGCCGCGCG